CGAATGTATCATCCACATCAACAACAGTAAGTGGTATAAATTCATTATTTGATCAAAACTTTATACCTGGTGACAATATCTACATAAATGCTGAACAGAGAAGAATTGTTTCAATTGAATCACCAACCTCTATGACTGTTGATTCTGCATTCTCATCAACAATATCAAATCAAACAATAACAATGATTGGTAATTCCAATGTTTGGAATGACAGATTTTTGAAACAGTATGCCACAGCTAAGATTAAAGAACAGTGGGGAAATAATCTTAAAAAGTTTAACGGTGTTCAACTTCCAGGTGGCATATCACTAAACGGGCAACAAATTTATGAAGAGGCTAGGGAAGAAATAAAACAACTTGAAGAAGAAATGCAAGTGTTGAATGTTCTACCACCAGAAATTCTAGTTGGTTAATAATGCCCACAAATTTCTATATCAATAATTTTCCATCGAGTCAGATAACATCTGAACATCTTCTAGTTGAAGATTTGGTTATCGAATCCATGAAATTTCATGGAATGGATGTATATTATCTTCCAAGATCAATTGTCGATTCAGTCGATATGTTATATGGTGAAGACCCTATTAAAGAATACATATCAGCAAATGCTATTGAAATGTACCTTGAAAATGTTACTGGTATGGAAGGTGATCAAGACTTTATTTCTAAATTCGGATTAGAGATTAGAGATGAAGCACATCTTCTTGTTTCGAGAAGAAGATTTAAGACATCAGTTGCCTTGGATAGACCTAGAGAAGGTGACTTAATTTACATTCCATTATTTCAAAACTTTTTTGAAATTACATTTGTTGAGCATGAAAATGATCAAGCAATGTTTCATACATTAGGTAGAGGAAGAGGTGGTAATGTTTATTTGTATGCATTAAGAGTTAAACAGTTTGTATTCTCTGAGGAGATTATTGAGACTGGTGTGCCAGAAATTGATGGGCAGATTGTAAATGAATATAAGAGAACAACTTTTGTGTTACTAGGAAACTCTGCATCATCAGGAATTGGTTCATTTATTCCAGGTGAGAAGGTATATCAAGGCACTGATTTAGCTAATGCAACAGCTATTGCAACAGTGTTTGAATATAAACCACACTCTGATCTTATCGTTATAAAGAAAAGAGGTATTTTTGATACTGGTGAGATAAAAGGTGTTTCTTCAAACGCAAAAAGAACTATAATAGTTGATAAAGATCAAATATACACTGATGTATTTGAAGACATTGCTGATAATAAACGCATACAAGATGAATCAAATGATATCATTGACTTTACTGAACATAATCCGTTCGGAGAACCATAATGTTAAGTAAATCACATTCTTACCACAGAACACTCCGTAAATATGTTGTGTTGTTTGGAAATATGTTCAATGATATCATTTTCATCAGGTATAAAAAAGACGGTGAAGAGTACGAGAGAATAAAAGTACCTCTTGCATATGGACCTAAAGAAAAATTCATTACCAGATTACAATCTGATCCAAATTTAACAAAGTCTATAAACATAGCTGTTCCTAGATTAAGCTTTGACATGACAGGAATTGCATATGATGTATCAAGAAAAAGAATAACAACACAGAAATCTTTCTCAAAAAGCTTATCTGGGTTGAATTCAATGCGAGCACCAATTCCATATAACTTCAATTTTTCATTGTCTCTTTTTGTTAGAAACATTGAAGATGGTACTCAAATCATCGAACAAATATTACCATATTTCACACCAGATTATACTGTAACAACAAATCTAGTTCCTGGTATGAATGATAAGTATGATATACCAATCATATTAGATTCAGTTGAACAAAACATTGAATATGAAGGTAGTTTCGATGAAACAAGACTGATCACTTGGACTTTAAACTTCACATTGAAGGGTTATGTGTTTCCACCTGTATCAGAAAGTGGTGTTATTAAGTCTGCAAACACAAATGTTTGGATTGATACATCAAAAAGAGATGCGCAGAAAGTTTATGTTGATTTTGCAAAATCTAATGGTGTGTTTGCTACTGGTGAAACTATCACTTGCAGTAAAAAGAATATAACAGGTAAAGTTCTTTATTACTCAAACAACTCTTTGGGTGAACTTGTTATAACAGAAATGAATGATTTATTAGTAGCAAATGATGCAGTCATTGGAGCATATTCAAATGCAACTGCTAATGTTGCATCTGTTGATAACTCTCAAGTAAAAGCACTTGTAATTAGAACAGAACCTAATCCAACAACAGCAAATGCGAATGATAAATACACATATACTGAAACATATTTTGAGTGGCCTGAAACCCTATTACTATGAGCAAAATAGATGAAAATCTCTCTAATATTTTTGATACAACTCACATAGAAGTTATAAAAGAAGAAACTCTACCTATAGTTGTAGAAGAAAATAAAGAGACATCAATCGAAACAGATTATTCTTTTGCTAGAGAGAATATCAAATCTTTGATATGTGCTGGTAATACAGCAATACAAAATCTTGGTGAAATAGCAAAGGTATCAGAACATCCTAGAGCGTTTGAAGTCTTTTCTGGTCTGTTAAAGAATCTTGCTGATCTGAATAAAGACCTACTTGATATACAAGTAAAGAATAATCAACTTACTGGATCGAACACTAAGAAAGAAACTGATTCTGGTGGGTTATCTGTTAATCAAGCTGTCTTTGTTGGTTCAACAAAAGATTTACTTAGCTTGATCAAGAAAGAACAGAATGGATGAACAGAACAGTACCAGAAATATCAGTTACTGTAATTAGTAACATTCATTATCTACCCAACACAGTGATTCTACACACTTGTCAAGTGGTTGTCAAGTGATTTTGTAAAAATATTTTATGCCAGAATTCTACTTAAATAATCCTAATTTAAAATCAAAGAATGTTTCTATTCAGTACACTCAGGAACAAATTGAAGAATATTTAAGATGTAAAGAAGATCCAGTTTATTTCATTAAAAAGTATTGTAAGATCGTTTCTCTTGATCATGGTTTGATAAATTTTGACTTGTATGATTATCAGATACGATTTGTCAATGCAATACATGAAAATAATCGTGTAATATCTATGCAACCACGCCAAAGTGGCAAAACTCAAACGGTTGCTGCATATCTTTTACATTATGTTTCATTCGAAGATAATAAAACAGTCGCTATTCTTGCTAACAAAGCAACTGCTGCAAGAGAAATTATGTCAAGATTCCAATTGATGTATGAGTATCTGCCTAATTGGCTACAACAGGGTATTGTCACTTGGAACAAAGGTGATATTGAACTTGAGAACGGTTCAAAAGTGTTTACTGCTGCAACGGCAGCATCAAGTATTCGTGGTAAGTCAGTAAACTTTCTATATGTTGATGAGGCAGCAATTATTCCAAATACTGTTGCAGATGAATTCTTCACATCAACTTATCCTACAATTTCTGCTGGTAAAACAACTAAGATTGTTTTGACTTCAACACCACTAGGTTATAATCATTGGTGGAAGTTCTGGAATGATTCCGTTGAAGGAAGAAATGGTTTTGTACCAATTGATATTAAGTACAGTGAACATCCTGATAGAGATCAGGAGTGGGCAAAGAAACAGAGAGAATTGCTTGGTGATCTTAAATATAGACAAGAAGTTGAATGTTCATTCCTTGGTTCTGCTCTCACTCTTATATCACCAGATACTATATCTAGACTATCTTACAAGCCACCTATTTTTTCAAATGAAGGTCTTGATGTCTATGAAGAGCCTGTTTATACAGAAGTTGTTGATGGTAAGATAACGAAACAGGGTGGTGTTTATGTTATACTTGTTGACACAGCAAAAGGTGTTGGTGGTGATGCATCAACATTCTCTGTTATTGATATCTCAAGTGTTCCATACAGACTTGTTGCAAAATATAAGCATTCTGAAATAAGCCCATTGTTATATCCTTCTATTATTCATAAGGTTGCGAGAGATTATAACAATGCTTATGTTATGATAGAAGTTAATGTGTCTGAACAGGTTGCATATATTCTTTATGCAGAACTAGAATATGAAAACATGATATTCATTACTAGAACACCTAAGGGACAGTTCGCATCGGCAGGTTTTGCTGGTGCAGGTAAAACATCTTTGGGTGTTAGTATGGACAAGAGAGTAAAACGAATAGGCTGCTTTAACTTCAAGTCTCTTATCGAAGAGAACAAATTATTAGTGTTTGATGCAGATACTATATCAGAGATTTCTACCTTTATTGAAAGCAAAGGTTCATATGCTGCCGATGAAGGTTACCATGATGATCTAGTTATGCCTTTAGTGATGTTTGGATGGTTGACAACAAATCCATATTTCAAAGAATTGACAAATGTTAACATCAGAACAGAGATGTATCAACAAAGAATTGCAAAAATAGAAGAAGAAATGACACCTTTTGGTTTCATTCAAGATGGTTTTGAAGAAGAAATTGTTGTTGAGGATGGAGATTCATGGAAGGTTTTTGACAAACCTGGATATTTATCCTCAAACTTGTAAAAGACTAAATACATAATAAAATGATTACATTTTTATTATAAAGAATACATTAAGGAGAAACATAAATGGCTTACAGATTATCGCCAGGTGTATATACCTCTGAGATTGACCTAACAACAGCGGTGCCTGCTGTTGGTACTAGCACCGGAGCATATGCTGGTCATTTTGCATGGGGACCTGTAGAAGAAATTCGAATCATTGATTCAGAAGTTAGACTTGTTGACACATTCTGGAAACCTGATTCTAATACATATGTAGATTTTCTTACTGCATCGAACTTTTTAGCATACTCAAGTGATCTAAGAGTTGTCCGTGCTGCAAATACTGCATCAAGAAATGCTGTTGC